ACGATGTTCATGTAAACTCTCGTCAAGCATCCGAAGCTCTAAAGCCTCCATCATAAGTTCATATTCCGCCAATGTCAGCTGATCCACCTGTTTAAATGACGTGAAGCCAAAATACCGGAAGCAATTCCTTGCTACGGTCTTATATAGGTCTTCTTCTACAGCTCCTGAGCCTTCTTCTTCGCCATCTGTTCTTCGTACTCTTTCAAGATCTCTTTCACTGCTTTCTTGGTAGCATTTGCTTTCGATAAAAAATCTTTTGTTTTCTCCATGAGTTCATCGATGTCTACCTCTTCCGAATCAATGTAAGAATCTAACATTGCCTTTGTTACTCTTGGATTCTCTCCCTTATTTGCCAAATCTAACAGATCTACCAGCGCGTTCGGTTCCTGGTCAACCACAACACTAGCGATCAGATACCTTGCTCCTATTTCTTTTGTGGTTCCCGGCATTCCCTGAACTGGAACTGTGGTAAGCTTATTTGCTTCTCTTAAGAATCCCATTCCGAATTTAAACTGATATACTGTTCCGTTGATAGTAAGTTCCATCATATTGTTTTATCTCCCTTCCGCGCGATGTCGCACATCAAAAAAAGAGGACGATTCTTCTCGCCCTCTTAAGCTCCTGTCTTCTGAGTGTCTGCAAATACATATGCTGCTACTTCCTGCTGTTCTGCAGTAACCGTTGCATAGCCATCTACGCCTTTTCCTTCCAGTCCAAATGTCAGCGATAACTCAACATTATCCTCTGCATTGGATGTCTTATCAATTTCCGTAAGATATCCCTGGAAGTATTTTGCCTTAAATTTATCAGTCGAGCTCGCCTGCGGCTCTGCTAAGTTTACTTCCCAGATCTCCATCTTTTCGTCATCATCGAGTGCTGCTTCCAGCTCATCGATGAACTTATCTCCTTTTTTTAAAAGGCTTGATGCTGTGATTTCTCCTTCTGCTGCTCCCGGTGTACGTACTGTGCCGTCTTTTGTCACTGTCGAATCAGCGTCCTTCGACTTTGTACGTTCATTTTCTGTCGTAAATGCAAGTGCTGTTGCATCATGATCTTTCTCTGTACTCAGGATACGGTACAGATATACGATCTTTTTTCCTGCTACTGCTTCTGCAAATAACTGCAATCCAAATAACTTTCTGTTCTTCACTATTGTCATCTCCTAACTAAATTTAAATGCCACTTCTAGGATTCCCATAAGAAGCGGCTGTTTCGTTGTATTATCCGGCAGGATTCTCTGTGTCGGTCTCTGCATATTCCAGGCATAGTGCGCTGTATGTTCGATAGACCTGCAGATGTTTTTGATATCTGCTAAGATACCAGATACCGTTCCTCTCTGCCGTATATTATCATGCCAGACTTTCAACATTAGATTAGTCTCGCCGATAATCTCATTTTTTGTAGCCTGATCACTCTCAGAGCAATCTGCCAGATAAATAAATGGATACGGCGTGTCCTTTGGTGGTAAGATTGTATCATACACACCAACTCCCGTATCCTTATATTTTTCTTTCAATGCCATCAAAACAGCACTGAACAATTCCTGCTGTGGATCCATGATTATCACCTC